CCTAATCCAAGTATAATATAAAGTATACCATCAAACCAAGATATATTATGTATTGTAGTAATTAGTTCAGGTGTTATATTCATGCTGTTCTTACTGCTCCCCAACCTTTAAGAGCTTTTCCTACTCCAAGTCCTCTTATAGTTTTTGCTTTTTTATTTCTATTTTTTAAAATTTTTGGTATTTTTTTCTTTTTCTTTTTAACAATATCTATTAAACCACCTGTTGCATAGTATTCATCTGATGCAAATCTTTTTCCTGCTTGCATTCCTCTAGGACTTACATTTCCTTCATCACTTAATAATAAAGCTTCTCTAATTTCATCAATATTAGGAACACGAGGCTGATTACTTAATGGTGGTGCCTTACTAAAAGCAAAAGGTTTTCCTGTTCTTCCTTCTATTCCAGATACAGATTCAAAAGGTTCTCCTATACCAGGACGACCTAACTCTCCTTCTTGTCCTTTAAGTACAACAGCTAAGACTTCTTTTTTAGCTTCTTCATCTGCTATTCTTTTATAATCTGCCCATTGCCAAGGCTTATCAGGATTCCATCCATATTCTGCTTTTAAAGCTTCTAAAACTTGATCTCTTTTTGTAGCATATATTTCTGAAGCTATTTGTATTACTTGTTTTTCTTCAGGTCCTAAAGCACCATATGTTGCATCACTTACTCCACCTGCTACTAATTTATTACTTACTAAACTTCTTATAGCGTCATCTCTAGATTGTTCTGTTACACCAGCAGAAGTTTCTTGAAAAGATTCTATAGTAGTAGGTGCCTCATCTGCAGCTTCAATGGGATCTCTTGTTGGATCTCGTGTTGGACCTTTATCTTCTTCCATTATATCTTTTAACTCAAGAGGAGCATCTCTATCTATACCTTTTTCTGTAGGTAATTCTTCTTCATCTCTAATTATTTTTTTACCTGTTTGTTTAATTTCCCATTGTTTTGTTTGTGGATTATATGTTGTAAATTCTCGTAATTTACCTGTTTGTCCTCCTTCTAAATCAGGATCAAATTGTGTTAATATAATATTTCTTAATTCTTCTTCAGGGGTTAGTTCTCCTTTTTTTGCAAGTCCTATACCAGTATATGCTTCATCTATTGCTTTAGGAGTTTTACTAACTTTTTGCATTTCTGCTTTCATCATCTCTGATAAAAGTTCATTTAATACAGGTTTTCTCCATTTTGTACCCATGTCTCTAGGACTAAATCCTAATTTATTACTTAAAAATTCTATTAAAGCTCCTTGTGCTTCTATCTCTTCTTTTCCTTTAAATCTTTTATCAGTTATTTTAGGTGGAGAAGTTTTTACAGCAGGAGTTATTTCTGTTCTAGGTGGTCCTTGTACTTTAAGTTTAGGCTGTTTACTTAATACATCTAATCTTGCTTCGTCTAAAATATCAGAAATTAAATCCTTATCTGTTTTTGGATAGCCTTCATTTTTTAACCTATCAATAAATTTTTCACCTTCCCAAAAACCTAATCTATCTTTTATTCTTTTATCTATAGCATCTCCTTTTTTAGAACCAGAAAGTAGTTCTTTCATAAGTTTATTTGTTCTAAAAAATGAATCACCATATCTTTCTATAAAATATTCTGGATTCTTTTTTATTACATCAGTAACTTGTTCAGGAAGAGTTGTTGGAGATACATCTGGAGGATATATTAACTTTTCTATTTCAGGGCTAGGTTGTTTAAAACGAGGATCTGTTGTTCTTTTTGCAACTGGAAAAGTATCTTTTTTTATTGTTCCGTCTTCCTCAAGTTTTATTTCGTCTTTTGTAAAACCAAATCGTTTTTTAAAAGCTTTATCAGAAATATTTTTATCTTTATAAGCTTTTGATAATTCATTGTTTAAATATTTATTATAAGAAATAAGTAATGTTGGATTATCTGTATTAGGATTTTTTAATTCATTTAAAAGTGTAAAATTTTTTGTTTTTTTAGAAGCTTTAGTATCTTTTTTTGGAAAATTTAATGGTAATTCTTTATTAAATTTTTTTTCTATTTCAGTAGGTGCTAATATAGATTCCCAGTTTCTTCTTCGTAAAACTTTATTTAAACCAGATCCAGTAAAAAAATCAGCAGCTGCAACTCTTACTAAATAAGGTGAACCAGATCTAGTTCCTACTACCTCATTCCAACTATTAGGATCATTCTTTTTTAATATACTTCTTTTTCCGTCTTTTACTTTTGAACTTTTTCTATTAGCCCAACCATCAAACCATTTTATTAATTGTTCATTATTATTTTTATTTGAATCAGTTGTAGTTTCTTTAATAGTAGGTATTATTTCATCTTTTATTGCTTTTTGAAATTCTCCTTTTTTAAAGTCAGGTCCTCCTGTAGATACCCACCAACCTATTTGTTTTGCCCATTCACCAGAATCATCTTTTCCAAGAGGAATAGATGCTTTAGGATCCCATACAGCTTGTCCCCCACCTACTTTACCTAAATCTAAACGTGAGTCATCTTTAGGATAATATCCTAATATAGTATCTGCCAGAAATCTTTCTTCTTGACCCATATCTGGTGAGCCTGTATAAAAATCAAAAGGTTCTTTTTTACCTCCACCTCCAGCAGCTGGTCCTCTTGCACCTAATTGTCCTGCTATCTCTTCTATTGTTGGTGTTCTTGGTACAGTAGATAAAGCAGACTGTCCTGTTTTTACTTGAGCTTGACTTACTAATTTACCTGTTTCAGGTTCAATAGCATAAAGAGCAGATTGTTCAGCAACTGGTGTTACCTTTCCTTCTTTATCCTTTCTTACTGATCCTGCTATACTTTTTTCTGTATATAAATTACGTCTACGAAATACATCAGCTACTTTATTTATAACTTTTGGACCAGCTTTTATTAAGGCTCTTTGTAATGCTTGGGTAGGAATCATTAATAGTTATCCTTTAATATTTTTTACATCTTTTGTTTTAGTAGAAAAGGATTCACCTTGAGGATAATCTTCATTAGAAACAGCTTTAATAGGTCCTTTTACTGCAGGTCCTTTTCTAGCTGCACCAAATCCTTGTCCTGTAGGTTTGCCTACTACTTCTTCTAGTTTTGCAGGATACCTAATTAATGTATAAGGTCCTGGTATATTACTGCTTGTCATGTTTTTTTCCTTCCTTTTTTCTTTAATTTCTTTGTTAATTTTTTAAATCTTTTTTTATTTTTTAATGTAGAAGTTAATTGTTTTTTTATATTAACTCTATTTACCAACTATACCACCATATAGTTTAGCTACATATTTAGTTCCTTCACTTACTTTACCACCTGTATTTTTATTTTTCTTTTTAAGCAATTTACTTAATTCTTTATTAACTGCTATATTTTCATGCCTTAGTTGTGATTTAGTTGGCATAGGTCCAGTAAGCATTTTTATTACACCTTTTCTAAGTTTTCTATGTTCTTTAGTTAAAGGTTTTCCTTTATCTGGACCATGTCCATATACAAGTTTTCTTCTATTTTTACTTGCTATAGATTCAGGTTTTTTTATTTTATTTAATTTTACAAAAGTAGCTTTACCACCACCTAATCCAAAGCCAGTTTTACCTAATCTTTCTGCTAAAGTATCTATTTGTTTTATCTTATAAGAATCATCTTTACCATTTTTACCCATAATTAATTACTCCCTTGTACTAATGTATTAGGTCCTCCTGCAGGACTTGCAGCAGATTCCATATTATCTTGTCTTGTTCTTCTTGCTTGATTACGTAATCCTTCTACTGCATTTACATAATCTCCTTGCCATAATTGCATAGCTTGTGAATCTTTTTGAAAACGTACAGCTTCTAACATACATGCATAAAATAATGCGTCATAACAATACTCACTAAAATAATTAGATGTAGTTACACTTGTACCTGTAGCACTTGCTAAACCTAAAGGTCTACGCACATATGCTATTTCTCCTGATAATGTAGAAGCAGGAGTAGGAACTATATATAAAGATGTTTGATTTTTTCTGGCATAATACCTTGGAGTACCTGTAGATGCACTGGCATATCCCCAATAATCTATAGCATACTCATAAGGTCTTTGTAAGAGTGTTGTGATATTAGAAGATGCACTTGTTTTATAATTTACACTTCTAACAATTCTTGTTTCTTCTGGAAGAGATACAACTGGATCAGCTGCTGTAAAAGTAAATGAACTATATTGTGTTAGTCCAACATCATCTAAATCTTTTGTTAAGCGTATTTCAGCTTTTTCAACAAAGTAAGGAATTTGATTTTCAAACTCTGTTGAATTATTTTCTGTTGTATTAATTATATCAGTCTTAAGATATGCATAAGTCGACATATACTTATCCTACTATTAAAGTTAAGCCTGCTCCATCTGCTGGCATTGATGCACTTATTGAACCATCAAAACGTACACCTAATTCTCCTATATAAATATCTGCTGTTCCACTTGCAGGAACTTGAAATTTAATTTGGCTTCCAACATTATCCTGTAAATCAAATGTACCTGCTACACTTGAAATAGCATGAATAGCTATAACACGATTTATTCCTGAATTTGCAACTACAACCCCACTTGCTGCTTTGTAATATGCTTTAAAATTTCCTGCCATCTTTTTTCCTTTATATTAAAAATTAAATAGGGAGATAATATTTCATACCTCCCTATATATTAGTGGTTAACCTGCACTACCGAACCAGCCTCTCCAATCAGAAACACCGAAAGAATATCTTTCACGTGCTTTGAATCGAAGATTTCCAGTATCGAAATCAGGCTCCATTTTAGTTTGTAATGGTGTTCTAGTAAACATTTTTGTACCATTAGGCACATCAGTTTTTACAAACCATGCATCTGTATCTGTAAAACGTCTATTTACATAGAAACCATTTGGAATCATACCCATATGCCTTGTAGCATTAATGTCATTGTCAGCAGAACCTGTTTTTCCAGGTGTGTTTAAAATAACATCTGCTGTATTCCAATAATCTACAGGGATATGTAATGATAATGCACTAGCACCAATCAAGATTCCTCTATCATCTTTAATCTTCTGTATAGAAGTTAAAGCTGTTTCGAGACCAGTTTGTGATAGATCAGCTGCTGTAAGCAGATTACTTTGATCACCATCACCTACTGTTGGGTGGTTATTTGCAATAAATGCAACACCATCACCTTGAGTAACACCAGAAGCAGCAAAAGCTTCATTAAATACTTTAGCAGCTTTTACTTGCTTAGTATTTGCCATAGCTCTTGCAAGACCTTTTGCTCTTAACTTAGCGAAAGTATCATAGAGATTATCCTCCATGGCTTCCTCAGTTATAGCAAATGCCAATGCAATAGTTTCAGCAGTATACCTTGCAGTATAACTTTCTGATGCATCATCATATACGACACCTGCTCCTTCATTCTTTACAGGTGCTGTTCCAAACCCAGTAAAAAGAACTTCTTCTTCAAAAGCTCTGTCTGAGTTTTCTGTTTCATAAAGAGGTTCATGTTCATTATTAACCTCACCATACTCCATTCCAAAGACTGCATTCAATCCAGGAAGGAGTTCTTTGCTTATACTAGCTCTATTTATAGGCATAATTTATTCTCCTTTCCCTATTAACCAGTTGACGCAGTAGTTGTGACAAAATTATCAACATGCGTATTAATACGTACTTCCCACCAAGGATACGCATCTGTTGCACCTGCTGATGTTCCAGTTCCTGTATCCCAAGAAGCTCTACGGATTACTCTTAAAATATTTTGTCCTGCTGTTACAGAAGCTGCAGCTAAAACTGTAGCACCATTACCTGTTTTTGTACTACCTGTTCCTAAGGTAATACCACAGTTCATACTACTATTACCTGCCCATCCTGCTGATGCTGTACATGTAGCATCTGCTTGAATGAAATAAGTTTGTGTTGGATCATCAGATATATAAACTTTTACATCTGTAGCTGTAGAACCACCAGTCCAATACTTTGAAAATTTTTGGTCGCCTGCTGAGTCAACATAACTTACTCCTTGAAATACACCATTTACTACTTTAGTAGCTGATGCTGTACAAGGAATAATTGTTCCTGCTGGATTTACTCTTAATATGTCTCCTGTATAGATGTCATTTGGGAGTAAAGCTGAAGGGTCAATAGGACTTCCGTTTACATCAATAGTATTAATACCAGTAGAATTAGAGCCAGATCCATTTTTTCTCGCAAGTACAAGACCACGAGGGGCATTTACACTAGCCATTTTATTCTCCTTTCAATAAGGAAAACTAATCCTGAAAACTAGGTTGTCTTCCTTTTATTATTGTTGATTTACTATTATTAGAAATAGGCATTCTAGAATTATTTTGATTCATTAGCTGAGTATTAACTGCCTCTTCTAATTGAGTCGCTTTATTCTGATAATGCCTTCTTTTAGCCATTAGCTTTGCTGTAGGTATTTTACCTAAAGCTACGTCCCCACGACAGACGATTCCAGCATAACGACCTTCCTTCCTTACGAGAGAAGTAGTTCCAAGTTCAGGTACTTCATCAGGAGTTACGAAAATCCAACCTCTTTGCTGTTGCTTGCCAACGTTTTGGTAATCTTCTTTACCATTTAGATCAATACGAATCCACTTTAAAGACATTCCTTCAGATTCAAATCTTTGTGTTACTTCTTTTGGAATATCTGTTGCAGTAGGTTCTTCAAAGACGTATTCAGTTTCTTCTCTTGTATTTGTTTCCCTTGTTTGAGACTTACGTGATGTATTTCGTGTCATATTTTATCCTCCACGTTTCATGTTAACATTAGTATACCCACCTTCAGAATGGTCTGCTTTCATCTTTTCTTGGGCATACTGTTCAATTGGTATATTCCATTTTTCAGCTAATCTTATATCATTTTGACTAAGCTTAACCTTTTTTGGATTAGGAGCAGAACGTGATGCTCCTGCTACCACTTGAGCAGGTCTTGACGTAGTTTCCTGCTGACGACTTTCTGAAACATTTCCAGTATTAAATTTATTTGGAAATGCTTCACGAACTCTTTTATCTATTTCTTGATAAAATTCTATATCACTAGGATTATAACCTTCTCCTTTTAATTCTGCATCTATAGCTAAAGCTGCTGCAGTCATTACATTATCCTGACCAAACCATTCATTTTTTGCAGCCCATTCCTGTGCTTTGGGATCTCCAGCTGCTGGTTGTTGTATTGGTTGTTGATATTGTTGAGAATATCCTTGTTGTTGTTGTTGTTTTGGTACATTAAATTTTTCTTTTGTAACATTTAATGTTTTTAAATCTGTTTGGGCTTCATTTAACATTTCTTGAGATTTTAAAAGTTTTTCTTTATCTCCACTTTCAAAAGCATCTAAATAAGAAGAACGAGCCATTGTCATCTTATCAGTTAATTGTTTTTCAGTAGCAGTTAAATTCTTTTTACTAACTTCATTGAAAGCTGATTCACGTTGTTGTACTACTTGTTTAAGCTCTTCGTTTTGTTTTATTAAATGAGAAATTTGATCTTCTTTATCTTTTCTCTGTTTAATTAATTGTCTAATTCTTTTTTGAGCACCTTTGGTTTCTATACCATCTAATTCTGGTGGTCCTTCTTGTTGCTTGGGTTCTACAGAAGAAGGAGTAGCATCATCTTGTTCTACTTCTACTTCTATTTTTTCTTCTGCTTCTTCTTTTTTTTCAGGAGTTTCTACTTTCTCCCATTTTTCTTCTGCTGTCATATTACCTCCGTTGTTTACGAAACAAACGTATTTACGTTTTATTCTATTATATCATACTATTATTATGTAACCAAATTAATTAGAACTACTACTTAAATTAAATGTAGGGTCTAAATCTTTTGGATTTTCTACTTTAAGAATAACTTGATCATCAAAAAGTAAAATTAGTCTTACAGATTTATAGTAAAGTTTTTGACCTGCATGCTTACCATAACAAACATAATCTCCAACCTTACACCAAGGTCCTAATGGAAATTTATCTTTATCTTCATAAGCTAATTTGCCAACAGATAAAACTTTACCTACTGTTGTTAAATATGCCATATCATCTTTTGTTGAATCAGGAATATAGATTCCACCTTTTGTAGTGCTTTTTACAGAAACAGGACGAACTAAAACATGATACCCTGGTATTTCTGGTAATACTTCAGGATCTGCTTTTTCTATTTCGTCTGAAATCCATAAATCATTTTTTAAACCTTTTCCTAAATGTACTTGTTGCATATTACTCCTCTTCTTTATTAATATTTTTTATAGTTTCTACTAATGTATTTCTTGACCATTCAATACCTTTTATTGTTCCTACAATATTTTGGTAATGAGAAAAATTTTCTGCTCCACCTTCTCCTAATATATTTTTTAACTTTTGTATTTCATTTACATATGTTTGAATGACTTCATCAAAAATATTCATATTGTCTTCTTTCTATACTGGGCAGTATAAGTACCACCCAGTATAAATTAGTTATTAAGCAATCGTTGCGATTGGTGTAGATACTGTTTCAGCTTTCCATTTGGAATTAGTACCATCATCAGTAATACAAGTAAGTTTTACTCTAGCATTTACTGCTGTTGAATTAGGTAGAGTTAAAGTATCTCCACCAACATCACTAGCAGGGTTAGCTGCAGTACCACCTGTAAGTTGTAACATTCCCATAAAATCAGAAACTCCTGAACCTGGTAATACAAAAGTAACTGTTGTACTACCACCAACTACAGTAGTTACAATAAATTCATATGTTGTTCCTACATTTTCTGTACTAAGTGCAGGTAGATTAACTACAACATTACCAGTTCCATTTATTGTAAAAAGAGTTCCTGATTGTGCTCTAGTTAAAGTAGTTGTAACACCACTATTATCATTAAGAGTAGAGTTATCTACAGTTTGACGAAAATTAGGTCTAATATCATAAACTGCTTCTTCAGTAACTTCACCACTATTATTTATTGATATACTTTTAAAACCATTTTCAGAACGAACTGCTCCTTTAAATGTTGTTGTTGCCATAATTTATTCTCCTTTAATAAAATTAAATCTATCGTCTTGGCTTGTCTGCTAGGGCAGTCGATAGATAATTAAAAATTCCCTAGGAAATCATTTATATTTTCCATGCATATCCAGATCTTTGATTTAGAATATCATTTTTCCTAAAACCAGTAGCATTGTTTTTACTATAGTCACCAAAAGTATCTCTACCATTAGGAACATGTTTCTTAGAACCAAATTTATTCTTAGCATTATTATCTTTTACATGCATAAAGGATCCTTTTGTAATTCCTTTTTCTGCATTTGGATAATGTACTCCACCATACTTAGGCATTGTTACCTCCCTTTGTTGTTAAAGTTGTTAATAATTCAGCAGCTTTCATTTCTTCTGCACTTGTAATTTTCTTTTCTGCTATTTCTTGTGTAGTTTGATTTTGTACTAATTTTAACATACCATCTATAGCTTTCATTTGTTCTTTACTTAATCTATCCATTTGAGCTTTTTGCTCTTTAAATTGTTTTGATTGTTGTTGATCAGCTACTTTTAATAGAACTTCACTTTCTTCTAATTCTAATTTTTGAGCATCTAGTATTGCTTTAGCATTATCCTGCATAGCTTTTACTTGTAGTTTCTGTTGTTCTAGTTTTACTTTTTCTTGTTCTAAAGCTACCATTTGTTGCTCTGGAGATTTTGCTATACCCATAGCTGCATTTGCATTTGCAACTTCTTTAGCAGCTTCTGCCATAGCACCTTGTACTACTGCAGGATTCTGTGCATCTTGTGGTGAAACATTTTGTTGTAGCTTCTGTTGTGTTAAACCATTAATCTGTTCTTGATATTTCATTACAGAATGTTCTTGTATGTTAGCAGCTAAGATAGGTTGTAGTTTTGCCATAACAGGATTAGCTCCATTCTCTGGATCATTTAAATATGCCAGCTTAACTTGCATATGTGCATCATGGTCTTGTCCTGCAAATGCTGCAATAGGCATTCCTTTAGAAGCTGCAAGAATATCTGATACTGGGTCTAGCATTTGAGCTTCTGGTTTTGGTGGTAATATTTCATCTATGTTTGGCATATTAGCTGCATTTAATATTGTTCTATTTAATGCTTCTAAGTTAAACATTCCTGGTGGTGATTGCTGTGCCATCTGTAATGCCATTTGTGATAACATTAATCTATGTGCATTACTTGGTATATTAGGATCACTTACAGGGATAACATCTATCTTACCATCAAAATCCTGTTTAAAAATACTTCTATCTACCATAGGAACATCATAAGGATATTCATTTGGTAAATAATCATAATCTATTTCTGCTAATATTCTAAATTCATCTTTTTGTGATTTATGTAATCTTTTATGAATAGCACTAAAAAATTTACTTGATGCTTCTAGTAATGCCATAGTAGTTCCTACAGGACCATAAGATGACGCATCAGAAACTATTTGCTCTGTACTATCTGCAAATTTTTGTCCTGCTGCAGTCATAAACCCTAGCATTTGAAACAAAGTGCTAGAGGGTTCTTTATAAGGCAAAGGTACAATAGCTTTCGATAAGTCTGTACCCAATGCTTCTATTTCTTTAAATTCACCTGGAGCAACTGGTTCATTGTCACCTACCATACGAACTCCTTTTGCTTTAAAGCCACCTGGTAGGTTAGCAAACTGTCCTGCATCTACTAAGCTTCTCATAGCTGCAGTTGCAGTCATAGTAATATTACCTAAGAAATGCATAAGACCTAAACCATAAAAATTAAAACCTGGTACAAAACGATAATGTACAAAATGTAATTTCTTTACTTTTGTTGGATCGTCTTGTCTATAATTTCTACGAATACTTAAAACTTTTCTAGACTGTTCTTCTATAGTTACAATATAAGGAAGTGATTCTCCTTCGTCACTATCTTTATCTTTTATATCTAAATAACAATGCTGTTCTAATAATGTATATTGTGGGTCTATATTAGATGTAGGAGATATTCCCATAATAGTATCCATCTTTTCAGCTAAAGGTGTTGAAGCTGGTTCTGATGGTGTAGGTAAATCTAAGTCTAAATAAACTTCATTACGAATTTCATTTCCTAAATCAATAGGATTTCTATAAATAACATGAGTATATCTTTCTGCTTTCTGTAAATTACTAGCGTAGTAAGAAACATAAAACTGGTCTATAGGAACAAACTCTGACACAGGACGTTTTAATGTTTCGTCATAATAAACTTTTTTAAATGCTGAACCTAATAAAGGAAGATGAAAAAGCATTCTTTCAAATTCATCAAAGTATTCAGGCATCTGTTCTGTTACCTGATAATTCATAAAGTTTTGAACTCTATTTGCCTGTAATTCTTTTTCAGGTGTAGTCTTTCCTAGTATCTGTGCTTTAACAGGTCCACTTGATGGAAATAATTCTTGAGATGCTTTTGATTGAAACTTAACTGCAGATTCAATAAGAAGGGGATGAACTGCTGTACATGCACCTTCAAATGGTTCTGATGTTTCTTGAATCTTTAATCCTAATAAATCAAAACCTCTTTCAAACATTGCTTCCCATTCACTACGAGAATCTTTATCAGCAATATAATTTTCATATACTGTATTGCCAATGTCATATAGTGTATCATCATCCATATCTTCAGCAAGATTTTTATTCCATTCTCCTACTTCTTCAGAAGCTCCCATTTCAACAGTTTCTTCCTGAGCAGAAAAATCAACAGTAAGACCACCATCATCTTCTAATTCAAATGTTGGAGCTGGTTCTTGCTGTTGTTGTTGTGGTGTATTAAATTCAATTACATTTTCTGTTGGTTGCATTTGTTCAAATGGATTACGTTCTGTTGCCATTATATTGTCCTTTGTGTGTTATAATTTTTATTATAGTTTCTCATTACAGTTCCACCTTTTCTTTTTTGTATTAGATTTCCTTGTTGATCTTTTATTTTAAGTTCTGCATCTCCCATTTGAGTAGGAGTAAATGCAGTTACTAATCCTCCAACATAAGGAACTCTTTTTAATATCTTTCCTAAACTACCTGGTGGAACAGGTGCTTCTTGTTCTGCTTGCACAGGTATTTCTTTTTTATTTTGTACTTCAACTTCAATAGCTTCAGGTTCTGGTAATTGTTTTACTTGTTCTTTAGGTTGTTTTTCAAAAACTTCTTTTAATTTTTTACCAGCATAATCTTTAAAAAAGTCTCCTATTGTATCTTTTATCCAATTAATTGAAGTATTATCGTCTATTGTATTTATAAACGCCTCAGGATTATTAATATTATGTTCCATACTTTTTTCATACTCTACATCCCAGTCTGGACTAGGACTCCAACTAGACATTTCTTCTAACCTGTCTTTATCTGTAACATAATTAAGTCTGTCTTGATTTTTTAATACTTGTAGATATTCTTTTACTAATGGATCATTAAAATTTACTTCAGGTAAGTCATTTGGATTATTTATATAATGTAAATCATAAGCATTTCTATGTCCATATTTTTCTTTTACTTTGTTGTAAATTTCATTAAATATTTCTTCTTGTCTAAACTTACCTCCATGTACTCCTGCTATCCTAGGTATGTTTTCATCAGGAGTATTATATTCTTTTAAAAAGTCAGACTTTGTATCAGTAAACTCTTCTAAAGCTTCTTCTAACCACTTTGTATGGTCTTTTACTTTAAGATCTTGATAACTTCTATAGTCACCACCAAATAGCCATGTATCTAGTTTCTTAGCTTGATCTGTTTGAAGCATATGGTTTAAAGGTAAATTATATTTTTGTGCTATGGCTAATACTTTATTTTCTTTATCAACAAGATTTAAAATTCTAGTTAAATCTTCTTTTGTAATTTTTTTATCTTCCATAATAGCTAAAAAATCTTTTTTATTTGCTATTTTATCTTTATCTTCAATTTGTTTTATTTTCTCGCCTGAAACTGAAAAGGAAAAGTCAGGTCCAACATATGTTCCTCCTAAGTTTCCATGAAAATCCCAAGCTACGCTTTTAATAATAGAATACTTTTTTTTATCGCCTTCTTTAAATTGTTTATTTAAAAATAAAAGTTCTTGTATAATATTTTTTGTTAAATCTAATTTTTTATGTATATCTAATCCAGTCTTTACACCTTTTACTAAACTAGATAAACCAGATATAGGTGCTTGAGATGCAGCTGCACCTTTTGCTATGCCTTTTAAGACATCTCTTCTAGTTACATCTGGTAATAATTTTTTGTCGGACATAAAGGAATAACTCGAATAGTAAACAATATAAGATTATAATACCAAAGTATATCATTATATTCTCCAGTACGCAACTCTTTTTTTCATAGGTCTATCATCTTCCCATTCTGGATCATCTGGATGTCTTAAGTGCCAAGATTCTTTCATAAAGTGTATTGCCATAGTTAAAGCATCCACTTGGTCATCATGAGCACCATGAGGAAACTGTAATAACTCTGTAAGAAGATCATCAGCCCACCTTTTTTGTTTTGGAATCCACACACGACCTGCTTCCAGCATAGGTGATGCAGCATATACTCTTGCTATCTTATCCTTATCTGGTATATATTCCTGCACAGGCAGTCCAGCTCTTCGCATATCCTGTATCAATGACTGTCCTGATGCTTTTTTCTCTACAATACATACATCAGGTCTATGCTGGTTATATAATTCCTGTGCCATTTTTCTAAGCATAGGATATTCAAAGCGTCCTTTTATATTTCCCAGTAAAATTAAATTAGATGGATACCCTTCTATTCCATAATCGTCTTCATCAAACATACAGAAGACTCCCCATGTCTGTATGACACTAAAGTCTGCAGTTGTTTTAGTGGAAAATGCAGTATCATAGGTTTGTATTATAAAATCACAGGCAGGAGGCTCATTATATTCCCACCATTTTATCCAATTCTTTTTTATTAAGCCACCTTCTTCTGGTGTTGGATTTTGCATGTAGAGGGATTCCCAGTATCTGCTACCATTGGAAGCTTTTATTTCTTCTTCATCTATTTTTAATAGCTCATCTGGTTTCCATTCAGGAAAATAAGAAGAACCTACAGGTAATTCTAGTAATTCAGAAGAATCTTCATCTACCCATGCTGGTATTTTTATAACTTCCCAAGGAATAATGTTGTATTCAGACATATCTTCCTGTTGTTTTAGTAACCAGCCACATAAATCATCATAATGATACCTTGTATTAATGATAACGATAGAACCATTAGGCATAATACGTGTTCGTAGTCCAGCTGGGTACCATTCTTTTACATATTTCCTACCTGCTTCTGAAAATGAGTCCTCTTCTGACATCACATCATCAAGAATTGCTATGTGAGCTCCTCGACCTGCTATCTGAGACCTCACACCTGCTGCGTAATACGTTCCTCCTTGTGTAGTCTTCCACTTTCCTGCAGCTCTTACGTCTGAACGCAGCGTAACTCCCCTGAAAACGTTTTGAAACTCTTCTGCATTTACCAAATCTCTTACACTTCTACCGAAATCACTAGATAATTGGTCACTATGGGACACAGTTAGGATTTCATGCTCTGGATTTCTACCAATATACCATGCAGGAAACAGTTTTGAGCAGATAACTGACTTGGAAGAACGTGGTGGAAGAAAAACCATGAGACGTTTTACTTCTCCTGCTTCTAATTGTGTGAGTTTTTCAGAGATAACTTCAATATGCTTACCCATTTTCCAGTCTGAAATGAGTGTTGGAGCCATTTTACGTACAAAAGTTAGAAAATCTGTCTTAGATCTTTGTTCTACATGGGTGGTGAGGTAGTTATTTAGGGTGTGTATGTTAAGAAGAGGATTAATATTAACATCATCATGGGTATTTTGTTGCATAGAAGCTCCTTTTTCATTCATTATACACTATATTTTTAGCTATTGCAAGGCTTTTTCTGGAAGAAAACAATCAGATATATATAATATATATAATATATATAAGAATATGTCAATAATGAATAACGATAATAATGATTATATCAAAGATGAGTTAAGAATAACTTATAATTTCTATATATATTATATGTAACTCCCCACTAAAAGGTTAAAAACCCTTGTATTTCAGGTATTTATGGCAGGGTGGGGTATATATATATACTAGTACACTGGTGCATTCTTTGTCGTACCCTGATGATGTAGTCTAGATAGTTAACCTTCTTCAAGTCTAATAGATACCTTTATAGTACTTTTTTT